GACAGATACTTGGAAAACAATCCATTATCTGTTAGAATGTTTCAGTCAGCAAAATCTACACTAAACCGAATCAATAACATTCATTGTCTAGAGACATTTCTCTATTCACATTACCTCGGTTTGGCAGGTCGAGTGGATTGTATTGCTGAGTTCGATGGCGAATTAGCAGTGATCGATTTTAAAACTTCAACCAAAGAAAAAAAGGAAGATTACATTGAGCACTATTTTGTGCAAGAGACTGCATATGCAGCGATGTTCCTTGAGCGTTCAGGTCTAGAGGTAAAGAAAATTGTCACACTTATCGCCACTGAAGAGGGATCTATTCAAGTATTTGAGAAGTACAATCTTGATGACTATTTACAATTACTCAAGTCCTATATTGAAGAATTTGTTAGGGGAAGAAATGCCTAAAGAACAACTTGAGGACAAGTTTCTCACACCAACAAAATTCTCTCTGGAGATTGAGCGTCTGGTGAAAAAGAGCAACGGTTTGATTACATACATTGAAGCAGTAGTTACTTACTGTCAAGAGAATGAAATTGAATTGGAGACTGTTCCCAAACTAATTAACAAACCGTTAAAAGAGAGGTTGCGCCACGAGGCACAACGTCTAAACTACATGAAAGCATCATCTAAAGGAGTTCTACCGCTGTGACAGGATTTGAAGTGTACAAAATGTACCTTGCATTGAAGCAACACTTCACCAAACCTGACTACGATTACTTTAAATACAGAGGTAAGGTCCGTGCAAACGAAACCTCATTTGAACAACGACGTGACCGTTACTTCTTCAAAAAATTAGCGGCAAGGCGTTCCGATAAGCACATTATGGAATACTTTGTCGCTAATTTTGCGTCTGATCCTAAAGGATATCTAAGGTCATTTAGTGAGGATATCTATAACGATTGGAGAATTCACCAAGAGTCTTTCACTTATAAATTTAAACAAGAGATCAATGTATTACTTGATGATCTCGGTACACCATATGAACAAACGTTTGAAAGTATTTTTTCTACAGAAACAGGGAGACATCCTCACCTAGTAAAACGATTTTTCGCTGGTGAAATATCATTAGAAACTCTTACTGTATTAGAACATTGCTTAGGGTATGTTGACGATCTAGATAAAAAGTTGACTGATCCTATGTGGAAAGAAACCAGAATGAGAATCAAAAAGTATGAACCATTTCTTTCTATTGATTGTAAGAAGTACAAGAATGTAATTCTGGAAACTATTAGATTAAAACTATGAGTTTTTTTAAATCAGAACAAGTACAAGAAAGCTTGTCAGATATTTTTAACACCTATCAACAAATAGCGGCAGTAACGTCTCGACTGCCGTCAATGAGTAAAGATGAGAAACTAAATCACATTGAAGAATGTAAGGTGCTCATCGATAAACAACGAAACTTTTATTTTAGACTCGCTCTTGCTGCCAAGGATGACCCTGAAGCATCCGACATGAAGACAAGGATCAGTGCTTTGACCAATGCCTTTGGTTACAGTGACCTGTTTGAGTGTATGGATGCTATGGTTAGCACACTTGAACAAGCGGCACAGAGGGAGGTTGACGAGACCTAAATAATATGCTACGATAACACAGTAGCACACAACACACACTACAAATACGGAGAAATACAATTATGTCTTTCGCATCACTTAAAAAAGCGTCTTCTGCTGGCAATACATTTGCTCGCTTGACCAAAGAGATCGAAAAACTCAACCAACCTGCTGCAGGCAGTGGCGCTGATGAGCGTCTCTGGAAACCTGAACTGGACAAGTCTGGTAACGGTTATGCAGTAATCCGATTCCTTCCTGCACCTGATGGCGAAGATATGCCTTGGGCAAAGATCTGGAGTCATGCTTTTAAAGGACCTGGCGGTCAGTGGTACATTGAGAACTCTCTCACCACTATCGGCAAAGATGATCCAGTCGGTGAACTCAATCGCCAACTCTGGAACTCTGGTTCTGATCACGATAAAGAAACTGCTCGCGCACAGAAGCGTAAACTTTCTTACTACTCCAACATCTATGTTGTGAGTGATCCTGCTCACCCTGAAAATGAAGGAAAAGTCTTCCTCTACAAATTTGGTAAGAAAATTTTCGACAAACTCGTTGAAGCAATGCAACCTGCATTTGCAGACGAGACTCCTATTGATCCTTTCAACTTCTGGAAAGGTGCTGACTTCAAACTGAAGATCCGCAAGGTCGATGGATACTGGAACTATGATAAGTCTGAGTTTGCTGCTCCTAGCACTCTCGGTAACTTCGCTGATGATAAACTCGAATCTATCTGGAAGGACGCATACTCTCTTGCAGAGTTTGAAGACACCAAGAACTTCAAATCTTACGAACAACTCAAGGCACGTCTTGATCTTGTTCTGGGACGCACTGCTGCTCCCGTTCGTATCGATGAGTCCCTTGAGGATGAGTCTGAAGGTCGTGGATTCAATGCTCCTGACATCACCGTGAACTCTAACCAACCTGATTGGGCAGCAGAGGTCAAGGACTTCCGAGAGAAAGCAGTTGCTGCTGCTCCCGTAGAAGATGAAGAGGATGGTATGTCTTACTTCGCTCGTCTCGCTGAGGAAGAGTAATGGGTACAGAAGTTTTAGCAATGCCAGATACTCTGGCGATGCTAGACAGTGCAGTTGGCGCTTGGAACTCCATGTCTTATGGCGAGGGGTTCCTCTTCTCGGTCTGGGTGATCGGGATGTATTACATCAAACTTAGAATGGACAAGTATTTAAGATGAAACTCATTCCTTTAGCACTTTTGCTTCTTGCTGGTCCTGCCATGGCAGGTGGTCCTAGGGTTAATTACCAATCAACTGGTGACTACTCAAACTACAAAGCATACCGTGATTACAAATCTGATCATGGTTTTGCTTCAGAAAACATTTGTTATCGATATGAATATCGTGAAGAATATATTCCTGGTAACTCAAGGAGACCTGGTTATGTGAGTTCTTACAGAGAGAAGGTTGAAGTTCCATGTGCGGGGCAAGGACCTAAACTGTATGATCTTCCAGAGAAACGTTTCCCTGATCAGTTACATCACGATGAAGATGGTAATGACTGTTCTCAAGGTGCAGTCCTTGGTGGTATTACAGGAGGTGCAGCAGGTGCTGCTCTGTCCCGTGGTGACGGTCGCTGGTGGGCAATCCCACTAGGTATTGTCGGCGGTGCAGTAGTTGGATGTGATATCGACGGGGGTTGACCCCAAAACGAAAATCGACCTTAGATTCCCAAAAAGTCGCAAAAAAAATCGCGGCAAAAATTGGGTCTCTAAGGTTTTTTAGTATCCGTAACCAGATCCGCCAGATCCGCCACTTTGAGGAGAAGGCGATGGAGATGGTGAAGGGGAAGGAGAAGGAGAGGGACTTGGAGAAGATGAAGATGATGTACTAACTGCACCACCGCCACCATTAGATGTTGTTGTAGTCGTTGATGTTGCAACTCCAACCTGACTAGAAGATCCGATATTCGTAGGACCATCATCATAAGTGATAGCACCAACATTACCATTATTAGTAATTAATCCAGTATTTTGGAAATTCTGGGAACCAATATTATTAAGGAAACGAGACGCAATACTAAGAGGCGTCTTTTTATTGCCTAATTCATCAAGTTCAGCATGTGGTTCATATCCAACTAAATCTTCAAATTCTTCAATCATCATATCAATGACTGCATTCGTAGGAATCAGAATTTGACGTTTTTCCTCATTTAAGGAATATTCGTGCTCATAATTAGAAACTGGATAACGACTCTCTTCAGCAGTTTTTGTTGTTAAATCAGGTAAAACGCAACGATAGTCAGCAGTTACTTGAACACCTGCTTTAATGAATGTAATGTCGTTATATAAAATCTCATTAGTTTCGTAATGATGAACATCATCTGGATCGTTATATTTGGTTTGTACATACTCAGATAGAGTATTTAAGTCTTTTGGCCACTGCTCGTAGAAATCAGTAATATCGTTAATTAATAGAATAGTCCAATCAAAATGAGAATCCTGAAATAAATCAAATGCGATAGAAGCAGGAGTTTCATTATCTTTGACCGAATGTGCCTCAAAGAAGGTTACATACTTATTCAAGTCGGGTCTAGATCTTACTTTTCGGAATAAATTCTTAGTAAGTCTGTATTTGAAGAGTTCGTCATCCGTAACTCCCTCTCCAATGAATACGTTTGGTAATTTTGAAAAGTATGACATTAATATCCCTCCACAATATCTTCTTGACCTACGAATCTAGTCTCTAAGAAATTTAGAGTTAATACTACAGCAGGAACTTGTAGCATTCCTTTTCCATCCTCCAAACTCATAGAAGTTTCTGCAAATGCATTATATTGACCGTCTGGAGTGTAGTTTACATTTACACCTGCACAAACAGAGGTAAAAATCTTAAAATGTAAGTCGTTAGCATCAGTAAATTGAGTCCTTTCAGGATTCATACGAACAAATTTAATATCAAACTTATCAGGTACTTCAATAAAACGACTAGCACCTTTACCAAGGATGGGAACGGCACCTGTCTTAAAATACTTGATGATATTAAAATTTTCTCTCGCCTCTTCAGGACTTCTATTAAACAACTTGAAGTTGAATGAGTGAGATCTAAATGTCATATTATTGAACAATTGTTCAGTATATGGGTTAAAGACCTTTCCACCTGAAATTTGTGCAATAGTATTAGCGTTAATATTTCCACCAATACCTAACATTTGACTAGCAGAGTTGGCAATTTGCGCTTTTGCAGCATTTAGAAATTCTGGTCTAGCATTACCAGCTGCTTTTTGTAGGACTTCAACGATACCATCAAGAACTCCCGCATCATCTCCCTCTGCATTTAGTTTAACATCTAAACCTGCCATTGCCATACCACCAACACCCAAATTTTGGGTTGTATATGCTGGATTGTAAGCAGTTGCTAGTTGTTGCGGCATAGCAAGATATACCGAAACGTCATTATGAGTGAATGATACTTTATTACCAGGTAAATTTAATTGATTATAACCTTTACTGCCACCTTCTTCAAAATTAATTCGTTTCCGACGAAACATTACATAATCCACTGCCTGTGTTGGTCCATCACCCACTGAATTGCCAATTACAGGAGGTGACAAAGGATATCTAAGAGTAGATGATGCCATTATCGATATAAATACTACAGTGGTCTCTATATATTTATGCGATATTACCAAGGCACTTATCGTCCTAAGTTTCCGCGCAAATATAAGGGTGATCCCCATAAGATCATATTTCGCTCATCATGGGAATATAAATTCATGCTTTGGTGTGATACAACACCTAGCGTACAAGAGTGGAGCAGTGAGGAAATTGTTATTCCTTACAGATCTCCAGTTGATAATAAATACCATCGATACTTCGTTGATTTTTACATGAAAATCAATGGTAAAAAGTATTTAGTCGAAGTCAAACCATTTAGGCAGACAAAAGAACCTAAAACACAAAAACGGATGACTAAGAAGTATATTAATGAGGTCGTGACTTGGAGCGTAAACAAAGCGAAATGGAAAGCTGCAACTGAATTCTGTTTAGATCGACAATGGGAATTCAAAATTATTACAGAAAAGGAACTTAAAATCTAATGGGAATCCCAAATCCACAAGGAGCGAAATATAACTCTTTTCAAGAGTTCATGGCATTTTCAAAGGAAAGAGACAACTCACCAAGTTTCTCTAACCTTTTTTCAGTAAAATTTGCCACACCTAGAATGTTGATAAATGGTGGTGGTAACTTTAACACAAATAGAATGCAAGTAGAGGGTGAATTAGATACACTCTTAGATTATTATGCAAATACAGTACAACTTCCTAGTAAGCAGATAACTACTGGTCAAGTTCAAGCTGTTGGATCTCCTTTTAAATATGCAACCAATACTGCTTTCAGTCAGATCAATATTAATTTCCTGATTCCTAGATCTATGAGAACTAGGGTCTTCTTTGAAAGGTGGACACAATTGATGGCAAGTGACGCCTCTCAATATACTAGGTACTATGATGAATATGTTTGTCCCTCTCTTGTCATATATAAGTGGGAGAGAGGTGGCGGTGATTATGTATACACCGATCCTAAATTGATTAGAGCATTACGAGAAGCAGGTAATCCCTTCTTACTCGCTAGAAAATACAAATTGACTGGATGTTACATCTTGTCTAATGTATTCCCATATAACATCGGATCAGTTAGACTTGATAATGCTACTGCAAAAACTTTGAACATGCAGGTAGGTTTCTACTATGAAAGATACCGTTTCTTCACTGAAGATCAATTTGATGATCCTGGTTTAGTCCGTGATTTAACAACACCTTCTGGTTTTGATAATTTCACAGGCACTGATACTAGTAGAAATGCAGTTACCTTGTTCTCTGGATTCTTACCTTCCCTCTTGGGAACCGCCTAAATACTATTACTGAATTGAATTTCTATGGCATTACCTAAATTAAATGTACCTAAGTACAAAGTGAAATTGCCGTCTGACGGTAAGACTATTGTTAACTACAGACCTTTTCTTGTAAAAGAAGAGAAGTTGCTCCTAGTAGCAACCGAAACTGGTGATCAAGAACAACTACTTGAGACTATCAAGGGTATTCTTAGAGAATGTACCGATATTCAAGATATTGATAAACTTGCAACATTCGACATTGAATTCTTGTTCTTGCAAATTCGTACTAAGTCAGTTGGTGAGTCTGTTCAAGCAACAGTTGTTTGTCCTGATGATGGTGAGACTGAAGTAACAGTTTCAATTCCTCTTGACGAAATCAAAGTAGTTAAGGATAAAAAGCATAAGAAAGAAATCAAACTTTCTGATGAAATGGCAGTCACATTTGACTATCCTAGACTTGATACCTTTGTTAAGTTGAATTTTGGTGATAGTGGTCCAGATGTAGATACCGTATTCACAATGGCGGCATCATGCATGGTGACTATTGCTACTGAAGAACAGGTATATGATTGTAATGATGCTACAGATGATGAGAAAGTTGAGTTTTTGGATAATCTGAATAGTAAGCAATTCGCACAGGTTCAAGAGTTCTTTGAAACCATGCCAAAATTGTCTCATACCGTTGAGGTTACTAACCCTAAAACTAACGTGAAAAGTGAAGTTGTTCTAGAAGGACTGGCGAGTTTTTTCGCATAGCCCTCCTGCACACAAACCTTCGGGCATATTATGAGGGCAATTTTGCCTTAATGCATCATCATAAGTGGAATCCTGAGTACATTGATAATTTAATGCCTTGGGAGAAAGAGATTTATGTGAATCTATTAGTCAATTTCCTCAAAGAAGAAGAAAACCGAATGAAGGAGCAACAGGCGAAGAGTGGCTAGCACTAAAATACAACCATTCAAGTTTTATAATCCAGGTACTTCCTCCATAAAGTCACCTGTTGTTCTTGCAGCCAGAAAGCAAGTTTTAGCAACAAATAGATTAGGTAAAACTGTTGAGGGTATTGGATCGCTAGTCAAAGATATTGAGATGATCAATATCAAGATGGTGAAGAATGATAAGTTAAGAGAACGTGCAGAAAGACAGAGAACCCAAAGAGAAGCAGATCAAAGGGCAGAAGATGCGGCAGAGAAAGGCGCAATTAAAAAGGCAAGTAAAGCAAGAGTTGGTAGTAAACTAAAGAATCAAGCAAAAAAGAGTCTTAAAGGCGGTTTTTCATGGGTTGAAAAATTCTTAGGACCCGTAGGTAATTTTTTACTGTCACTTGGCGCTTTCGCTGTCACCAATGAAATATTAGATTGGGTTAGTGACGAATCAAATAGAGAAAAGTTAGCAACATTTTTAGATAAGGCATTATTTGTCTTTGATAAGTTATTTTCTTGGGCATCCACACTAACGAACAAAGTCTTAGATGGATGGTCAGCATTATTCGCAGAAGATGGAGACTTCGGTAGCAGACTGAAGGGTCTGGGTGATATGATGCTTGGAATTATTGGGTTGAAATACCTGATGAATCCATTCAGTTTAATTACTGACATTTTAGGTCTGCTCGATCTGGCAGATGAGGTTCCAGATCCAGATCCCAATAGAAGAAATAAAAGACCAAAACCAGGTGCTGATGAGCTAGGACCAGACGGAAAACCAAAGAAACCAAAACCAAAAGGAAACAGATTTACTCGATTCCTTAGTAACCAACTTGAGAATCTTAAGAAACCTCTTAGGAGTGCTCTTGGTGTTCGGACTCTGAATCCGTTTGGAGACAATAGACGTGGATATGACAAATATGTTGATGAACTTCTTGGAAATAAACCTGGTCCATTAAGTAATCTTGTAGATAATAGTGCCACACAAATTAAAAGATTTCAAAATTTTGGCACAGGTCTCATTGATAGTATGTCAACTGAGGCAGATAAGGTATTAAAATCTGAGTCTACACAAAAATTATTCAAAAACCTAGATCCAAAAAATCTTTGGAATGCTACAGTTGATCGCTCTCTCGAACTTGCCGATGCTATTGGTTTTGATGAGGCTAAAAGAACTAGTGTTGTAGAAACAGGGCAAAAATTATTAGATGATGCTACAGAGA